ATAGCACCGTTGTTGGCGGTTCGGGGAAAAAATCTGATATCGAAGCTAGATGTAATCAAATTAGATCTGAAATAAACGAAACAACATCCGACTATGATAAAGAAAAACTTCAAGAAAGATTAGCTAAACTTGCTGGTGGTGTTGCTGTACTTAAAGTTGGTGGTGCAACTGAAGTAGAAGTTAAAGAGGAAGCACCCAAACAAGAAACAGAAACTAAGGAACTTATAGAAGAAGCACCTAAAGAAGAAGCAAAAGAAAAAGAAATAGACGAGTATGGTGAAGGCGTTAAAAAAAGAATCGCTAAACTTACGAAACGTATGCGTGAATCTGAACGTCAAAGAGATGAAGCAACACGTTATGCTCGTTCAGTTCTTGGAGAACAAAAAACTTTAAAAGACCGATTGTCTAAATTAGATACAGGATATGTATCTGAAATGGAAAATCGTATTGTTTCAGGTCTTGAAGCAGCTAAAGGAAAACTAACTACTGCTAGAGAAGCTGGAAACATAACTGATGAAGTTGATGCACAAAAAGAAATTGCTAAACTAGGCTATGAAGAAGCAAGATTGGCTGAAATGAAAATTAATCAAGAAGCCAAAAAACCTAAAGAAGAGAAGCGTGAATTAAATCAACAAACTAATATTCGACAAGAACAGTCTCCAACACCGAAACCAGATGCGAGAGCAACTGAATGGGCACAGAAAAACAAGTGGTTTGGCAGTAATAATGCCATGACTTACACAGCGTTTGATATGCACAGAAAATTGGTGGAAGAGGAAGGTTACGACCCACAATCGGAAGATTATTATGGAGAATTAGATAGAAGAATAAAGCTTGAATTCCCCAATAAATTTGGTAATGTAACTGAACAAACGACTAAACCTACACAAACTGTAGCATCAGCTACGCGAAACGTTAAAAGAGGTACTGGTCGCACAACTGTGAAACTCACATCATCACAAGTAGCAATTGCTAAAAAACTGAATGTGCCACTTGAAGAATATGCTAAACAATTAAACGTAATAGAGGAGTAATGCATATGAAAAAAACTAAAACTGAAACTCAAAAAGTTACAGAAGAAGTTAAAACAGACCCTCGCGCGTCCGAGACACGGGAAGCTACAAAGCGACCTGTTCAATGGACACCACCCTCATCTTTAGATGCACCACCTGCGCCGGATGGATTTCGACATAGATGGATAAGAGCTGAAAGTTTGGGCTTTGATGACACTAAAAATATCGCTGGTAAATTAAGATCAGGATATGTTTTAGTTATGGCGTCAGAGTACAAAGACACAGGTTATCCAGTCGTACAAAACGGCAAACATAAGGGAGTGATCGGAGTTGGAGGTCTGTTGCTGGCCAGAATACCGAACGAAATCGCCGAAGCACGTCAAAAGTACTATAGCGACAAAGCTAAAGAACGTGATGATGCTCTCAAACACGATTTACTGAAGGAACAGCACCCGAGCATGCCTATCAGTTATGATAGACGCTCTAGCAAATCTTTCGGTGGTAAGTAAGAGTTTTTTAACAAATACTAATCAACGAATTTAAATTAACTGTAACTAGAAATAGTTACAAACGGAGGAAACAACTATGGCAAATCAAGATGCCGCTTTCGGTCTTAGACCGTTAAAGACAATTGGACAACAAGATGACTCTACTGGATTCAGCTCACATACAATTGATGCTGGTGAAGGTAGTGCGATGTATCAAGGTTCTGTAGTAAACGCTACAACTACTGGATTCGTTGACATTTCCGCAAATGACGCTGAGTTAAATCTCGGAGCTTTTTGGGGATGTTTCTATGTTGACCCAACTACACTAAAACCTACGTTTAAGAACTACTATCCTGGGAGCATAACACCTCCTTCTAGTAAAAATATTGAGGCGTTTGTTTATGACAGCCCTTACCAGATGTTTGAAATTCAATCAGCTGGGTCAGGTGCTTCAGATCAATCAGACGTTTTCTCAACTTGTGATCTAGATTCAAATGGTGGTAGAACTCGAGACGGAATGTCAACCGCGGAATGTGCAGACACTTATGCTGCAGGTCCCGCTGTATTAAAAGTCATCGGTGTTTCTAGAGATCCTAAAAATAATGAAATCGGAGCAGCTAATGTAAATTGGCGTGTTCAGATTTGTATGCATATTTTGGGTTCTGGATCGATCGGAGTATAAGGAGAATAAATTATGGCAATATCACGACAACAACTCGTAAAAGAGCTTGAGCCTGGTTTAAACGCCTTGTTCGGCTTAGAGTACAAAAGATATGATCAAGAGCATAAAGAAATTTATGTTACTGAATCATCTGACAGAGCTTTTGAAGAAGAAGTTATGTTGTCAGGTTTTGCGAATGCATCAGTTAAACCAGAAGGACAAGGCGTGGTTTATGATGACGCACAAGAAACTTTCACAGCAAGATACACGAACGAGACAATTGCTCTCGCTTTTGCTATCACTGAGGAAGCTATTGAAGATAACCTGTATGACAAACTTGCTTCTAGATACACAAAAGCACTAGCAAGATCGATGGCAAACACTAAACAAGTGAAAGCTGTAACACCTTTAAATCAAGGTCTACCAGGTGTAGACAATTTTGATTCAGGGGACGCAGTTTCTTTGTTTAATACATCTCACCCAACGTTAGCAGGGACTTTTTCAAATACCCTGTCTACACAAGCAGACTTAAACGAAACTTCATTGGAGCAAGCATTGATTGACATTGCTGCGCTTACTGATGAAAGAGGTTTAAAAATTGCTGCTAAAGGTGTTAAGATGATAGTGCCATCTGCTGGACAGTTCACTGCTGAGAGATTGATGAAATCTCAAGGTAGAGTTGGAACTGCTGACAATGATATCAATGCAATCAAATCTATGGGTATGATTCCTCAAGGTTATAGAGTGAACAACTACCTAACAGATACAGATGCTTGGTACATTATTACAGATGTCCCTAATGGAATGAAACACTTCGATAGATCCCCATTGACTACTAAAATGGAAGGAGATTTCGATACTGGCAACGTAAGATACAAAGCTAGAGCAAGATACGTTTTTGGCGTATCTGACCCTAGAGGTATTTACGGTGTCGAAGGTGCGTAAGACCTAAAACTATATTAATGGGGCGGCCTCAAAACCGCCCCATTTTGACTATAAAGACAGAAATTCACTATGAAAAACTTCAGAATTCAAATCCGATATCATGGCTATTATGCTGATTTCAGCGTAAAAGCTGAAGACACCCCTCAAGGTATCGAGAATTCTATCCTTGACAAGCTGGGAAAAAATGAGGTAAAGTTCGAGAAAAATGGATTTACCGTTAAAACTGGTAAATGGATAACCTATGAGGAGGTTAACGATGACCGAAGACCTATACACTACGAAACGGTCCTTGGAACTAGAGTGGCAACAGGAGCACCTGAAGGAAGGCAAGTATAATATTAATATGTCTTATATTGATAAAAAAATTCAGGAAATTGTTAAACAGATTATTGCTCGAGAGTTTGAAGACGCTACTCGTCTTAAACAAGTTAAAGACGCCAAGCCCGAAGTTTCGATAGCCTCATATGCGCTATCAAAAATCAAATTTTTTCCTAAGGATACCTTGCACTATTCGCAAATCTGCGTTATATCTAAATCAGTATACAATTATTTAATGAATCTAGACGCGTATAGTCGACGGCCTAGAGACTAGATTCACAAACTAGGAGGATTATAATCATGGCAACAACTACATTTTCTGGTCCAATTAAGGCTGGAACAATTAGAAATACAACTGGATCTACACTTGGCACAAATGTGGCAAATGTGGGTTCTTGTGTTATGTCTCAATCATCCGATACAGAGCTGACACATGCTACTACTACAGCGACAGCGCTAGGAATTATTATTCCTGCGAAAAGTCAAATCTTAAGCATGACTATTATAGTGGAATCGTTGTTTACTTCTTCAAGTACAACAACTATTTCAGTTGGTAATAGTTCTGGAGATGCTACTGATATTTCAGCAGCAGCTAGCGTAGGGGCAACAGCAACATCTGCGGTGATGAGCCCCGCAGCAGTGGATGTGTGGACAAACACAGGTACTTCTGATGTGGAACTCTATGGTATTACCATAGCTAACTCGGCTTCAGCAGGTAGTGCAAGAGTTGTAGTTGAATATGTTCAAGCGAACAATTTAACGGCTAACTAATAAAATAATGTGAGCTCCTTCGGGAGCTCACGACTAAGGAGATTAAATTATGAGTACATATCCAGTAGATATAAAATCTACACAACTAACTACTGCAGCGGCGGCTCAAACTATTTTTGCTGGTCCGTGTAGAATACTTGGGGTTTACTATTTAAGTGATGTTGCTTCAGGAGGCAGTATTGAAATTTTAGATGGCACTACCAGTGTGTGTAAATTTGCAGTTCCTGATGGAACCAGTCAACATGAAATTCCTTATTATATAGAATTTCCTGGGACGGGTCTTTATTGTAAAACGAGTGGAAAAGCAACTTTAACCACAATTACAGACGCTACATTTTTCTTCGGTTAGGAGGTAAACATTGCCTAACACGACTTCCGATAGTTATACATTTGGGAAAACTTTTACAATTGCCGATATCGTTGAAGAAGCTTTTGAACGTGTAGGTTTTCCTAACGTTTCAGGTTATCAATTAAAAGCGGCAAGACGATCACTCAACATTCTTTTTCAAGAATGGGGAAATCGAGGACTTCATTATTGGGAAGTAGGAACTTTAAATCTTACTTTGACCCAAGGAGAGAAAGAATTTAATTTCTATAGATACCCTTCCGATATGCCCGCGACTGGGGCTACAGCTTTACAAAAATCTAATGGACTTAACACCACTTTGGATGGAGCTATTGCTACTACCAGCATTACGAGTGGGATCACTATGGCTTCTATTACAGGAATGAATAATCAAGGTACGATTAGAATTGGTACCGAAGATATAACTTATGTAGGTTTTAGTGGTAGTGAATTAACGGGTGTGACACGTGGAGCTCATAGCACTACAGCAGCAACCCATTCTGATGGTGTAGCGGTTACTAATTATGTTCCAGGTTTCTCGGATATAGAACAATGTTCATTACGAACGAACATGGCAGGAAATACTCAATCGGATGCAGCTCTTTGTAAAGTAGATCGTTCTACTTATTCAGGATACGCAAATAAAGAATCAGAAGGAACTCCTAGTAATTATTGGGTTCAAAGATTTATAGATCGTGTGACGATGACTATCTATCCAACTCCTGATTCTAGTAATGCAGCTAAAAATTTACACATCTTTTTTGTTAAAAGAATTCAGGATGCAGGAACATATTCCAATGCATCGGTTATTGACCCAGGCAAAGGCTATTGGATTAATGCAAGCGGAGTGGGCGATATCATTATATCAGGTGGTGGCACAGCATATTCATCATCTGGATTTACAGATCGAACAAAAGAGGCCAATAGACTCAGCTTCAATGGCAGCGATCTCTATTTTGGTGTCTCCATTCTTGAGGTGGAACTACTCAGTTACAGCCTGCCTCCCAAACCACCGGCTGATGCTTTTGACGTCCGTTTTAATGATGGCTGGAGATTAGTGAATGATTTTGGTGAGATAGAGGTTATGAATACAACAGAGGTTCTTACCATTTCTTATGACATTCAAATTGATGCGGGTACCCATTATCACTGGGTATTGACCTCAGCAACTGGTGAAGACTATATCCTTGAAAGCACAGGAGAGATTGTAGTGCCTTCATCAGCTATCTTCATATTGAAGAAACAACCAGCTTTGCCGGAGACATTCACCCTTTATCAAAACTACCCAAATCCGTTCAATCCCATCACAACACTAAGATATGATCTACCAAAACAAGCTTTTGTCGTACTCACAATCTATGACATGCTTGGAAGAGAGATTGCCCAACTGGTTAACACCACTCAAGAAGCAGGGTTCAAGTTAGTCCAGTGGGACGGGTCAGACATCACGGGCAGACCTGTGAGTGCTGGAGTGTACCTCTACCAGATACGTGCTGGTGAGTTTGTGCAGACCAGGAAAATGGTATTGTTGAAGTAGCACCTCTATGCAAAAGAGTGGAGATGGGGTAAATTGAGGAGATGAAGAA